GGATTTAGTAATAATGTATACACAATAAATCATCAATCCGTATCGGGTCAAAACGTTACTGTAACAAATAATACCGATAAGGAAGTCGTATCGGGTCAAAACGTATCGGAACAAATCGTAACGGGACAAAACGTAGGCAAACAAAACGTATCGGAACAAAACGTAGGGACTAAGAATAACAGTCTTAAGAATAACAGTCTTAAGAATAACAATGTTAAGAATAACACCACTACAAATAACACTTCAAAGGTGGCGGTGGTGGAAAATGAACAATTTAAAAATTTATATAACTTCTTTGAACAGAACATAAATATGCATCAAGCAATTAAAGTGGTGAACTTCATTTCCGATGATCTAGAGAAGTTTGGTTTTGATTTAGTTATGTATGCAATGGAACAAGCATTACTTAATAATAAAACACATTATGGTTATATCCAGGGTGTATTAAGAAGATGCGAAGCTGAAAACGTAACGACAAGAGAACAAGCAGAATTAAAAGCTAAACAAAAGAAAAATAGTTACAACAACAATCAATCTAAAGAAATGACACCTGAATGGTTAAAAAACGAAAAGCAAGCACATGATAAAAAAGAAGATGATATGACACCTGAAGAACTTGAAGCATATAGAAAGCAAGTAAAAGAAGAGTTGTCATCTTTGTGGGAGGATGACAAACAACATGCGTGAGAAATTTTATGACGGATTTATTTTAACTGAGGAAGAAATAGATGCACTTAATGCAGGAAAAGAAATAAAGCACAAATCTAAAAATGGCAAGATATATCTTTTTAGCAAGGAAATCAAAGCTGAATGCAATTACTATGATATCTCATTCAATTTATACAAAGGGAATGACGTTGTTACCGAAGATGGCTTATTCACAATTTATGCAAAAGGCATTGATGAAGCTATTAAAAAGCTAAGCAGTAAATATCCAAAGAATATTGTCGAAATTATAAATTACCGAACAGTGAGGGGAACTTCAAATGTCCAATCAATTTAAAAGTTTTAATTTAATTGAGTATACCAAATCAAAGCAAACAGAAATTTATGAAAAGTATCTACCTAGTGCGATGAAACAGCTAGAAAAAGCAATACTTGAAGCGGTTAATAAAGGCCATTCAAAAATTGGTATACCAACAACAGGAACATTGAATGCACATCATCATGAATTACACTCAACCATTAATTGCATACAAAAAGTACTAAGGTTGAAACCAGATGAATTTTCTCAACTTGTAAGAGATGTATATCAGTTAAGCACTGAGAACGTTTATATAGAAGAACTCAACCTATTTAATCATAAATACCTAGTAATTAATTGGAGTGAAACAAATGCTGAATAGAGTTGTATGGAAAGACATTCCTGGTTATGAAGGCTTATATCAAATAAGTAATTTTGGTGAAGTGTACAGTTTGATTACTAAAAAAGTATTAAAGCAATCCAATACAACTACTGGATACAAGAAAGTTGAATTGTATAAAGAGAAAAAGAAAAAATCGTTTAAAGTTCACAGATTAGTAATGTATAGCTTTGTAGGAATTGACAAATCTATCGTTAATCATATTGATGGGGACCCTCATAATAACAACCTGGAAAATTTGGAATATTGTAATCAATCATACAACATGAAACATGCATACCAAATAGGGTTAGTAAGTTGCAATTACATTGGTAATCAAAAAGAAATATTGAACGATTATGAAAGTGGACTTGGACTTAAAAGTATAGCAAGAAAGTATAGGGTTGGAGAATCAACAATAAAAAACATATTATCTAACAATGATATGAAGGTTAGAAGTATAAGTGAAGCTCAAAATAAATACAATATAAATTTGATTGTACTAAAGGAACTTATCGAGAAAGGACTTTCAAATAAACAAATAGCAAAAATTTTAAATTGTCCAAATGGCCTAATAGCAACAAGGAGATACCAAATCAAAAAGGGGATTATAGTATGTTAAATCGTTTTATAGGCGTTGGTAGGCTTACAGCTGATCCACAATATCGAGTAACGCCATCTGGTGTATCAGTAACAACATTCACATTAGCAATCAACAGAACATTTACTAATGCACAGGGTGAAAGACAAGCAGATTTCATTAATTGTGTGACATTCAAGAAACAAGCTGAAAATGTAAATAACTTTTTAAGCAAAGGTTCTCTTGCTGGTGTTGATGGCAGATTACAGTCACGTAGCTATGACAATCAAGAAGGTAGAAGAATATTCGTTACTGAAGTGATTTGTGACTCAGTACAATTCCTAGAACCAAAAGGAACAAGAAATGATGGTAGTCAGTATGATGATTATCCACAAGCACAACAATCATCACCAAACGATTACCAGCAACAAAATAAAAAAGCGCAACAATCTACACCAGCAACAAATCCATTTGCAAATGCTACTGGTCCTATAGATATTAGCGATGATGATTTACCATTCTGATTTGGAGGTTAAACCATGTACTTAATACCAGGTGCTTTATATGACAAAGAAGATATAAAACGATGTGAGTTAGTAAAGATAAGAGAAAACATGTATCAGATCATCAAGATATCAAATAATAAAAATATTTGGGCTTGTGGTGTAACTGAGCATGAAGCAAAACGATTTAAACGAATGAACAAGTTATTTTATAAAGATGAATTACAAAGGATGAATGCATATGGCCAGTGAATTGAAAATGACACGTAAAACAGGTTTTTTATTTGATAGAGAAGGAGTACAACAATGCAATGTACTACCACTGAAAGAGTCAATGTATCAAATCGTTAAGGTAAATGACAACCCAGCAATTAAAACGTGTGGAATGGATGCTAAAGCATTTGAACAATTTAAGAAAGCAAACAAATTATATTTTGCAGATGAATTAAAACAAAAAACAATATTCGATTACTTATAGAGGTGAAGTATGGAACGTTATGCAAAAACAATTATTAGTCAATTTAAGCAATTTTCTAAATGTGAGATAGATAAGTCAGAAGGTAGAGCAGAAAATACTTTGAGTGCATATTTCAAAGATGGAAAGAAGAAAACTTTTAGAGGCAGTACATGGAATGCGATTGCATTTGATATGGCTGGATTTATGAGACAGGAATATTTTAAGAAGAAATACATTGACCCGATGTTTTCAAGAGAAAGGTGGATTATAGATGACTCACTTAGATAACAATGTAAAGAAAGTATTATCACATGTTGATTGGAATGTATTAGATCCTCAAAGGCAGATACAGGTTTCATTTAATTGTGAAGCGGATGCACAATTTTGGTTAGATCATCATGAAACACATTATAAAGAGTTCTGGAAAGTCGAACCTCACGAAGTATACATGCTGGAGGTTAAATGATGTTAGAAATAATTCAATGGATAGCAGTATTTTGTATTTCAGCAATAGTAATAGGATTTACTGTAATGATTTTGTCAGTTATGCATCAAGTAATCAAGGAGGAAATGAACGATGAACACCATTAATATCAAATTATTATCTACTAATGCTAAAAAACCATACAGAAAACCTTACTCACTTGATAGTGGATTAGATTTATATGTTTCTGAGGGCACGCTGATACCAGCAAGACAAACTGCCATTGTACCAACAGATATAGCTATTGAATTAAAAGAAGGCTATGAGGCGCAAATAAGACCACGTTCAAGTACATCTTTAAAAGGTGAGTTAGAAGTAAGACTTGGAACAATAGATTTTGGATATCACAAAGCAATCGGAATTATTACTAAGAATGATACTGATAAGGATATATTCATACAACAACACGACAGAATAGCACAATTAGTTGTAGCACCTGTTGTTTATCCTGAAGTAAATGTTGTACAAGCCTTTGATTATGAATCAGATAGAGGCGGATTCGGAAGTACAGGGCGATGAAAATAATTATAAAAGTTATAGCAACTATACTATCTTATAAACTTTGTATGAATTTATTGAAATATTGGATTACAGCAACATTACCAGATTCAATTGAATATCCTGAAGATGATCCGTATTACCATAAAGGACAAAGATATCATGACAACAATTAAATCAAAGGCATACCTGGAAACATTCCGTAAAACAGTAAAACAATCGCTTGTAACAATCAGAATTAATAACTTAGGGGGAAACAATAATGACAATGATTAATGTTGGAGACGAAGTAAGAGTATTCATAGATGGAGAATTTATTGAAGGATATATTGCAGATAAAAGAGAAGTGAACGATATCATGTATCACGAATTACATGGCAAATGGTATCAAGAAAATGAAATTACTAAAATTCCTAAAAGATTAACGGAGTATGAAAGAAAAACATTTGATGATCCAATGAACAGCAATGAAAACGCACCAGATGACGACAGTCAATTTGTAATGATGGAACAACAAGAAATACCCAGCAATACAGAAACAAGCGAATATGAACATGCTGATTCAAATGAACCGCTTCATGTAGAAGATAATGAACAAGAAGTAATTGAAGCGGATGTAGATATCCAAACAGAGGATTTCATTCCTGAGAAATGCGATAACAGTCAAGTACTGTATGTACAATTAGAAATGCATATCGAAATGGCAAATAGATGTGTTAAACAGATTGGTGTATTGATTGAGGACGGTGATAACCATGAAGATTAAAGTTGTCGAATTGCAAGGAGACTTTGAAAAACAGATTAATAACATTATTCATGAGTTGGAACAAAAGAAAAGAGCGCAAGTGGTTGATATCAGATACTTATATCATAGAAAACAAATGAAAGCAGTAATTCATTATGTCAGTCACTAACATTGAAATCAGGTATGGAGATGTCAAAGGTTTAGATAAACCAATGGCATCTCCAAGACCTAGATTTAAAAGAATAGGTAGGTCTATTCAGACATACATGCCTAGCAATTACACAATGCATAAACACTTTATTCAAAAGCAGATGCCAAGGTTAATGACAGATAAACCATTAAAGGTAACTTTAAAGTTTGAAATACCAATGGCAAAGTCCTGGTCGAAGAAAAAGAAAGCAGAATATATTAATCAGCCACATACTGCTAAACCAGACATTGATAACTTAGTTAAAACAGTATTAGATGCTGCAAACAATCATATATGGATTGATGATGGCCAAGTTTATGAAATACATACTAATAAGATTTATTCAGACATACCATTGTTAAGTATTATCTTAGAGGAAATTGATATAGATGATTAAATTTTTAGAATACAGAAAGTGGAGACAACTCTTTAATCGTTACATGTCTTTAAATTGGAAAACAAATGATGCTGATAATATATTTTTTGCAGTAGAAGGAGATTCATATATAGCACTAGATGTACATAATGGTGAGGTTTATATAGAAGAATTTAAAAATATCAATGACTTAGAAGAGTTCTATGAAACTAAAGTTGATTATATACCAGTTATACAAATTAGTTTGTTTTAGTAGGAGGGAAATTAATGGATTTATTGAATTGTGATGTTGCATATAGCGTATATAAATCGAAAAATTATAATCTATTTAAATTTATTAAAAGCAATAGGGATATCAGTAAAACACATGTTGAAAAATTAGTAACGCAAATAGAAGCTGACTATGAGTTTCCTCCGATAATCGTAAAACCGAATGGTGAGATATTAGACGGTCAACATAGATTTACAGCATTAAAACAATGTGAAAAACCGATTGAGTTTATTATCCGTAATGAGATTAAACAAGACACATTACAGAAATCTAATCAGTTTGTTTCAAAAATGAATGTGGATATATGGAGGGAATAATCAGTGAGAACAAGACGACATAGAGCAATTAAGTGGGCTGAACAAGGAAAGAAGAGAAAGAAATATACAACACGTGAACATAAAACAATTGGATTAATAGAACATCTTAGGACAAAAGGTATTGAGTTCTTTTCAGAAATAATTAGAGGTGTTTCTGAGAATATGAACAAGATTAAATTAGTTGGTAATCATCAAGCATTCACTAAACATAAAACATTTTATAAACACATCCGTGAATCGAGTATGGATCATAGTCAATATTTATTCAGAAAAGAGGATTCTGGTTATTCAGTAGTTAGGAATATTGGATCATACGGATATAAACAAGGACTTTGGGAGATGTGCAAGGTTGTTTATTTCAATGATGAACACTTTGAGTTAGTAGATGAACCTATTGGGTTTGTTACTGTTGATGACGTATTGAAGCGGTTGGAGGAATTGTAATGAATATATTAAAAGCATTTTATAGATTAATTATTGAATGTCTTAAGTGGATAAGAATATATGCTAAGGAAATAAGTATATATGCTAAAGGAGATAACAAAAAACCTGCAGTATTCACAAAGGAAGAAATTCAAGAGATTCTTAACAATAATAATAAACCTAAATTTTAAGATCACCTGAGAGTAGAATATAAGAAATAGATTCTAATAAATAATTGTAATTGAAGCGGATAACCATTAACCGCTTCATATTAATTTATACATAAGTGAGGTATCTATATTAATGTTAAACACTACAGATATTAAGAAGTTAGAAGAATACTTTGTAAACTATGAAGAACTTAAGATGAAGAAAGAATTAAGAAAGCTGACGTTACTCAAGAAAGAAACTGATGACAACATTGGCACCAAGTCAACTGCTGCACCACAATCACCAGTAGAGAATGAAGTTGTTAAGCTGAGTATGGATAGACATTACAATAATATAGATACAATCATCAAATCTATAGATGAAGTGTATAAGTATAGCAATGATATTGAAAAGACAATCATTGAGTGCAGGTACTGGAAGAGAGACTATACCGCTTATGAGTGGGAAGATATAGCGGAACATTTAACACGTAAGAGAGATGATAGTCGTATCATATCAAGGAACGCAACGTTGAATGCACGTAATAAAATGTTAGAAAATTTTGCTGAATTAATAGGTTGGGTAGTATAAGATATAAAGTATCATATTCTATTACTGGAGGAAATTAATTGAGTAAATTAAATGGAAGTAATAAATGTACAGAGATTATTATTGGTATGAAGATGTTCTTTTTAATAATTTTATTTATAGTTGTCATACCATTCATTATAAGTTTTGGCATAAGGAATATTTGGTTTAATATAATACCAGGTACTGATAACGTTGATTGGCTCAATTATTGGGCTACATATGGAGGTAATGTAGTTGGTCTTGTGGGTTTAGCATTGGTAACAATATTTCAAGATAGAAAACAAAAAAAATACATATCAGATCAAGATGCAAGTCAAAAAGAATATTTGAACAATCAAAATAATAATGATAATAATAGAATGATTATTGAGCTATCTCGCGGAATATTAAACGATAATTTACAACAAATAATTGTATTAAAAAAACTTATTAATCAATCGATAGAAAAAATTCACCAGGATTATATAGATGCACCTTCTTATAAATTGGGTTTTGAAATTCAAGAATATAATTCTGAAATGACAAATATTCTATTTGATATGGTTGAAATCCAAAGATTAATTAAAAGTAATAAAACGTTAATGGGACATCTTCAAGAAATTGAGGAGTCAACTGTGTTTGATAAAATAGCGGATATTATAACGAGCATGAATAATGCAGAAGAAATAGAATATGACGAATGGGATGAGATTGATTATTCGTCACATAGTTTAACGAAAGATATATCAGAACTACATGGCATGAGATATAAACTACAAGAGGAAATAATGAAGAATTATAATGAAGCTCATGATTATATTATTAACGAAATTGTATTAATGAAAAATAGAAGTGAACTTTCGTAGTAATAGAAGTTCATAATAAAAAATTATATATTGGTAGTATCAGATAAGTAGGACATCATCTTAATAGATGGTGTCCTTTTTGATTAGGAGTGAATAATGTACGAGACAACCAAAGAAAGAATAAAGTTCTATAAGAGTAGAACCTGGAGACGTAAGCGAGATGAAATACTAAAGAGAGATTGCTATGAATGTCAAGAGTGCAAGAAAGAAGGTAAGGTATCAATTGATCTAAATAGATTCGGACAAGGAACGAAACATAAATATTTAGATGTTGACCATATCGAAGAACTACAGGAAAGACCAGAACTTGCATTAGTTGATAGTAATTTAGTTACATTATGCATAAAATGCCACAACAAAAAACATGACAGATATCAAAAGAAAAATAAAAAATGGAACGACGAAAAATGGTAGAAGATTGAAACGGAATAATATCCCCCCATCAAAAAGTTTTGAGGTCCTGAAGAGTCCGTGGGAACGGTGTGGGGCTCGATTCCGAGGAAATTTCCGAGTTTTCGCACGTTAGGGGGGGTGTCCATAATTGAACAAGGCAAAAATTACCAAATTCTTAAAAGAAAATGTCAAGGCAACTCCAGTTAATCAAGAAAAAATTGAACGTTATATTAACTTGTTAGATATTTATTATCAGTTAGATAAAGCTATCAAAAAAGATGGTGTAACAGTTACAACTGAAAATGGTGCGCAAAAATTTACTAAAGTTCATCCAGCTATTTCAGAAAAGAATAAAATCAATGCATCATTATTAAATATAGAAAAATCGTTTGGATTTGATGAAAGTCCAACAGTGATTCTTGAAAGACGTGAGTTGTTATGATCCATAACAAGCATGTTGATTTTTATATTGATCAATATAAAAAAGGAAAGATTCTTTTCAATGATGAAAGAATAAAGCTAGTTGAGTTTTTAGAAAATCATATCTTACAGATGGATGAATTATTCTTTGATGAAGATAAGATAGAAAAGTGTATCACATATATTGATAAATACTATTTTGAGTTACAAACTTTTCAGAAATTCTTAATAGCATTCATTTTTCTTTATGAAGAGGAAACCATGGATGATGGTTCAAAGTTAGTAAGTCCATATTTTAATGAGTTTTACATAACACTCGGTAGGGGTGGCGGTAAGAATGGTTTAATTTCAGGTATAAGTAATTTTATGCAAACATCATATCATGGCATTGATAGATACGATATATCAATCGTGGCCAACTCTGAAGACCAGGCAAAGACTTCTTTCAATGAAGTTTATGACATGCTAGTTGATAATAAGTTATTTGTTACTGCTGAAACACCATTTGAGCCATTCAAAGTAAGTAAAACTGAAATATTAAGTTTAGATACCAGATCTAAATTGAGATTTAACACATCAAATGCGAAAACCAAAGATGGTGGTCGTGAGGGGTGTGTTATTTTTGATGAAATTCATATTTATGAAGATTCAAAAATTGTTGATGTTAAACGTGGTGGTCTTGGTAAAGTACCACACCCAAGAACATTCTATCTAGGAACTAAAGGACATATAAGAGAGGGATTTATGGATGCTTTAGACAATAGAGCAACTGCAATCCTGTTAGGAAAGGAATTAGAAGATAGACTTTTCCCCTTTATATGTAAGTTGGATAAAGCTGATGAAGTTAATGACTCGATTAATTATCAGAAAGCAAATCCGATGTTCCATCCACCTCTTTGCAAGTATGCACATGTCCTTTACAAAGAAGTACATGGTGAGTATAAGAAGTTAAGGTACAACCCTAGTGGTCGTTCTGAGTTTATGACAAAGCGAATGAATTTTCCTGAAGTTGATGAATCAAAAGTGTTAGCCACGTGGGAAGAAATCATGAAGACACAAAGAGATATGCCTGATTTAACAAGTCGAATGTGTATTGGTGGTGTCGATTATGCAACAGTAAAAGACTTTGCAGCAGTAGGCTTACTATTTAGAATTGGTGAGGAATATGTCTGGAAAAGTCATTCATTTGTAAGAGAGGCATTCTTGAAGAAATCTGCAATCAAAGCACCTATAAGAGAATGGCATGAACAAGGTTATCTAACTATTGTTGATGAACCATCAATACATCCACAAATCATAGTGAATTGGTTTATTAAACAAAGAGAAGAATATGGACTGGAGAAAGTAATCATGGATAACTATCGTGCAGATCTATTAAGGCCATATTTTCAAGATGCAGGGATTGAAATTGAAATTATCAGAAATCCAAGAGCAATACATGATCTACTACATCCTAGAATTGAAACGATATTTGCGAATGAATTATTAATACTAGGTGATAATCCTCTTATGAGATGGTACATAAACAACGTTGCAGTTAAAGTTAATGCTGCAACTGGTAAACGTGAATACATCAAGAAAGATGAATTTACAAGAAAGACTGATGGTTTTCACGCAATGTTACATGCCATTTATAGGGCTGATGAAATTCAAGATATTGATTATACAGAAACGTTTGATTTACTTGAAGCATTCTTTTAGATAGGAGGTGAGAAAAATAAGTATATTCGCAGATGTGTTTAAAAGGAACATGGAAATCAGAGATATGTTAGACCTGGATTTATTAGGTGATCCTGCAAGTCGTTCATATTTAAAAAGAATAGCAATTGATACAAATATCAACTTTTTAGCTAGAACTTTTAGTCAATCAGAATTTTGGGTTAAAGATGGCAACAAGAATGTAAAGAATACCCTGTTTTACAAATTGAACGTTAGACCAAATACAGATTCAAGTGCAACTGATTTTTGGCAGAAAGTTATTTATAGATTAGTTTATGATAATGAAGTTTTGATTATTAAAACTGATAATGATGACTTAGTGATTGCTGATGATTTTCAACGTGAAGAATATGCACTATATCCAGATACATTTTCAAATGTAATCGTCAAAGAGTATGAATTTAAGCGATCATTCAAAATGGATGAAGTAATTTATCTTAATTACAACAATGATAAACTTCAAAGATTCGTAAATAGTCTGTTTGGTGATTATGGAGAACTATTTGGTCGAATGATGGATTCTGAATTGCGTTCAAATCAAATCAGGGGTGTTTTAAGAGTTAAACAAGGCGGCGGTAAATTAGATAGAGATAGCATGAACAGGTTACAAAAGTATGCTGATAAAATCTATCAGTCATTTACCAAAAGCGGTGTAGCTATCGTGCCAGAAGTACCTGGATTTGAGTATGAAGAGATTAACAAGGGTGGAACGTCATCTGATTCATCTGATAGTACAAAAATAAACAATATCAAAAAAGCTTTTGTTGATGATGTAGCTAAAATGATTGGTATACCACCAGCGTTAATACATGGTGATATGGCAGATTTAGAAAATGCAATGGATGCATATCTTAAGTTCTGTATTAATCCATTAGTTAAAAAGATTGAAAACGAACTTAATAACAAGCTATTTACAGAACAAGACTTTCTTAATGGCAAAAAAATTAAAGTAGTTGGTATTAATAAACGTGATCCAGTACAAAATGCTGAAAAGATTGATAAATTGATATCTTCTAACTTTGCTCAGATTAATGAAGTGCGTGATTTGTTTGGATTTGAACATATTGATGGTTTAGATGTGTTCTTACGTACTAAAAACTATGAACAAGATGATCAATCATCCTCGAAAGGAGGTGATAACGAATGACGAGCAGAATTTTAAACGTTTCAAAGACTGATAATGTCGGCCAAATTGATATTTATGGTGAAATCGTACCTGAGATGTGGCGTTGGTCAGATGAAGAAAGCGCATATCACTTTAAAGATACTTTAGAGAAACTTGGAGATGTCGAAGAAATCACAGTGAACATTAACTCACCTGGTGGAGATGTCTATGAGGGTATTGCAATTCATAACATGTTAAAACGTCATAAAGCGAAAGTAATCGTAAATATTGATGGTTTAGCAGCAAGTATTGCATCAGTAATTGCAATGGCTGGTGACGTAGTAAGAATGCCTAATAACGCTATGATTATGATTCATAATGCTATGAGTGGTGTTGTAGGTAATGCAAATGATTTAAGAGAAGTTGCTGATTTACTTGATAAAGTAACAAGCACATTAATGAATACTTATTTAGAAAAAACCGAAAAATTAAATGCTGACACATTGAAAGCCTTACTTGATGCAGAAACTTGGTTGACTGCTGAAGAGGCTTTTTCTTATGGATTAATTGACGAAGTTATCACCTCTAAAAAGTTGGTAGCATGTGCAAGTAAAGAGCAATTAACTAAATTTAATAAGACACCAGATCATGTGATTAAAATGGTTGAAACACCTGAAGAAACCACTGAAGAAAAAGATAATGTAATTAAGGTTGAGATTGATAGTGAAGAATTTAAAGCAACAATACAAAAAATTATCAAGGAAACTTTAGAAGAAACGAAACTAATTGAAAATAAAACAACCAAAAAGAGATTGTACTTATAGGAGGAATTTAAATGACAATTACATTTAAAGATGAAACAAAGAATAATATTCAAAATTTAAAAGAAGCATACTTTGAAGCGGCTCGTAATGGAGCAGAGGCAGAAGTAGTAGAAGCAAAGTATAACGAGTATATGAAAGCATATACAGAAGATTTATCAGCAAGTATTTTAGCTGAAGCACGTCAAGAAGTAGCAAACGCAAAGTTGGATGGTGAAATTGCTTTAAATCGTGGATTGAATGTATTAACTGCAAAAGAGCGTCAATTCTTTACTAATTTAGTAGAAGACGATGCAAATTATGATTCATTCAAAGAAGAAAAGTTATTACCTGAAACTACTGTATTACGTATTTTTGAAGATATTAAAGCATTACGCCCGTTATTATCAAAAATCAACTTCCAAGTAGCCGGATTACGTACTCGTATCATTGTTGGTAAACCAGAAGGTGCGGCAGTTTGGGGAGAAATATTTGGTAAAATTCAAGGACAAATTCTTGCAAACTTCACTGAATACTCATTCTCTCAAAATAAATTAACTGCATTCGCTATCGTACCTAAAGATTTGTTACAGTTTGGTCCAGAATGGGTTGAACGTTATGTACGTGAACAGTTAGCTGAAGCAGTAGCAGTTAAAATCGAAGAAGGTGTAGTACTTGGTAAAGGTTCTGCTGCTAATGAACCGTACGGATTAACTAAAGATTTAACACGTGATCCTGAAACTAATCAAATCACAGGTGTAACTGATAAGGTTTCTGTAGGAACTTTAACATTTGCAGATGCAAGAACGACTGCATTGGAATTAGCTGGTGCTTTAACTAAGTTACAAGTAACTGAGCAAGGTAAATCTATCTCTGCTTTAGGTGAAGTAACTCTAGCAGTAAATCCTAAAGACCAGTATTTAGTAGCTGCATCAAATACAGTTCAAAACGTAAACGGTCAATGGGTAACATCATTGCCTTATAACGTTTCTGTAGTACCATCTGAATTTGTGCCAGCTGGTAAGACAGTTATTTTTGCTGGTAAACGTTACTATGCTGTTCAAACTGGTGCAGTTGAAATCAAATCTTATGATCAAACATTAGCCTTAGAAGATTGTGATGTATTTATTGCAAAACAATTCGCACACGGATTACCTGAAGATAACACTGTGGCATTTGTTTATGACTTGAATGTAAGTACGCCTGCACTTCCAGGAGCGTAATATAACGCTCCTTTTTTAATTCATAAAAAAGGTGGTGAATAGGATGGTTAAATTCAAAGTTGGCTTTGATTTTAAAGATTACGAAGAAAATAAAGTATTAAAAAAAGGCGAAGAAGTAGACCGCACTGTAAAACGTGCTGATGAAATTAACGAAAAGTTAAAAGGTCATGGTACTGCTTTAGTTCGCGTTGAAGATAAGAAGTAGGTGGTTAAATGATTACGGATGATCATGTAACAATTGCAAAACAAAGATTAAAGATATTTCATACTTTTGAAGATGAACACATTAAACAATTATTAAATGAATCATATGAAGACATTAAAAGTAGATGTCAGGAGTTTGATATGGATAATAATTATCAAGGTGCAACATTAGTTTATGAACGTACAAGATACGCTTATAATGACGCACTTGAATATTTTCATGAAAACTTCTTAGGTCCTATCACCTCTTTTGCATTAGACAATATGGAGGAGGTAGATTATGAGAGTGATGTATAAAGGGTACACGCCACCAAAAGTAACGAATGGTGATTTGCGTGTGCCTGTTACTTTTTATAAATCTATTTCAGACGATGGGCCATATCCGACAGTATCTACTAAAGCAGTATTCACTACCTTATGTGATTTATATGATTCGAGTTTAAAAGATATTGAAAAAATCGACACAACTAATTCAAGACATGTTGTCAGCCTTAACTTTAGACATCCACATGAAGATTACAATATTGAACACTCAGATAAATTCAAAATACTTGAAGGACTGTATTCTGGTATAGAGTTTGATGTTGAACACTTTTCTACAAAAAGTGACGACAAAGAGATGTTGAAAGTTGTAGGTGTTTCGTATGCCGATTAAAGTCGAAGGTTTAAGAGAACTTGAAAAACAATTGAACGTGAGATTTGGACCAGTGCATTCAAAAAGATGGATTGACAAAGCTTTATTAGAAGGTGCAAAGCACATTAAAAAAGCTATTTACGATAACTTTGATGAATTTAAAGACACTGGTAAATCTCAAAGAGAAATTACAATCAGTGATCCAATGTGGCTTAATGGTAAACGTACAATAAAGATACATTGGCGAGGGCCAAATGACAGGTACAGAATTATTCATCTTAATGAATTTGGGACAATCAAAAATCCTAATCCAAAAGGAAAAGGTGCGATTGATAGAGCAATAAGGCAGTCCAGAGAAATCTATTTTAAAACTTTGAAGTCAGAAGTTGAGAGGTATATGCGATGAGAGATATTCCAATGGAAATATATGAAATCTTAATTGATGACAGAGAAGTCACTTCCTATACAGGAAAGTACATTAAAATAGATGACTATCCAGAGCCTGCATCTCAATCACAACCTTATATTGTTATATCTGAAGTAGATGACACGTTACCATACGAATACGCTGACAATGACAACTTAGCTTTGAGTTACTTGGTGCAGGTCGACATATTCTGTCCTTTGTCGAGTAACTATAACGCAAGAAACACATGTAAAGAATTAAGTTATTACGTATCGAGAGTTTTAAAAGAAAGATTAGGATTAGAAAATACTTCTAACGCTAAACCAGAATACGATAATGATCTCAAAATATACCGTCGTGCTAAAAGGTACGAGGGTGTTTTCTATCGACAAAATAAAGTTAATTAATAGGAGGATTATAAATGGCTAAAAATTATCATGCTACCACTGGGGTAGATGAATTTTACTATGGTGTATTAAATACTGAAAATGAAGAAACAATTGTAGGTACTGCACCTGAAAGAATTAAATTCTTACAGGAAATTTCAGTATCACAAGAACAATCTATTGAAAAAGCGTACGGGGATAACCGTGTAGCAGAGATTGCAACATCAAATGGTACTGTTGAAGTTGAATCACAATTTCATAAGTTACCTGTTGAAGATCGTGTTGTACTTTTTGGATTAGAAAAATTAGAAAATGGATTATATGCATATGGTAATACTGACAATCCACCATATGTCGGTGTAGTATTTGCTAAAACACATGAAGATGGTTCAAAAGAATGGGTTGGATTACCTAAAGGTAAATTCACTAAACCTGAGCAATCTAACCAAACGAAAGAAGATTCAGTTGAGTTCTCAAGTGATTCAATGACTGCTGAGTTCATGGATAGAAAAGTACAAGGATTTACTGAAGAAAAATCAGTTATCTTTGGTCGTGATGAAAAAGGTTCAACTGCTGCAAGAGATGCTATCTTTATGGCAGTATTTGGAGTGGGTTATCCAACAGAAACAGAAGCTTTACCAGGAGCATAACATACTAGGTACTCATTAATTTGAGTACCTTCAATCTTTTGATTGATAATTTTGCAAAATTAAGGAGACACGATGATATGAATGTAGATAAAGCGAAAGCGAAAGTATTAGAAGGTATATATGTCTATACTGAAATACTAGTAAAGCATAAAGGCGCTACCTTAGAACGAGATAATTTAGACAGTTTAGTAAAAGCATATGCAGTTTTAAATAATCAACAAGAAGAAATTGATTTCAAAAAAACATTAAAAGAAACATTTAATTTATAAAAAATAAAAAGGTAGGTATATAAACATGAAAAGAAACTTTATTAAATTAGTAAAAGACGTAAAAGACGATAAGCCAGTATTCGACACATATTTAACACCTTCATTTATTCCATTTAGAAAAATGTATGAAGCGGTTGATGTTCAAGATGAGATAGAAAACAACAAAGAATTAACTGAAAAGCAACAAATGGACATTATGTTAGATATGGTTGTAGAAATTTATAACAAACAATTCACACGTGATCAATTATTAGATGGATTACATTCACCTGATGCAGGACAAGAATTGATGAGTCAAATTGAGTGGGTTGCACAAGGGAAGATGAATGAAGAAAGAAAAAAGGAACTGGCGAAGATGGTATAGAAGGTATTACTTATGCAGAACATAAAGCAAATATGAAAAAACTTATTTACAATATGATGCATGAATCAGGAAAAGACATAAACGAAATACTGGATATGCCATTTTCTTTCTTTATGGAAGTTGTAGAAGAAAAGAATAAACCTAAAAAGACAAAGTCATTAATCTCAGCATTTGGGGGTTAATGATTTTTTTATTTGTCAAAATGGAAGTAGGTGAGTAAATGGCAGAACGTATTAGAGGACTGAGTATTGGTCTTGATTTAGATTCATCTGGTATGGATAGATCAATAAGCGCAATTAAACGTTCGTTTAGGGATTTAAACAGTGGATTAAAGACTAATATGAATAACTTCAAATATACAGAGAAAAGTATAGATAGCTATAAGACAGCTATTAGAGAAATGGATAAAGCAATGCAAGGACAAAAGTCTAATGTAAATGCTTTAAAGAAAGAATTAGATGCTCTCACACAATCTGGTCAATCGCATACAAAAAAAGCTTCTCAAACAAGACAAGAATACAACAGACAGGTTGACTCTTTGAATATGTTAGGCAGGCAATATGAAAACCTAACAAATGATTTTAAAGAATTTAATAGGGAACAACAATTAGCTAATACAAAATTGGGGCAAGCTTCAAAATTGTTTGGAGACATGGGCCCTAAGTTTACTTCTATTGGAAACCAAATGAAAAACATTGGTTCTAATATGTCTATGTATGTTACTGCTCCAATTGCGGCTGGTTTTGGACTATCAGTAAAAAAAGCTGCTGATTTTGAAGGGCAAATGTCGAGGGTTGGTGCTATAGCCCAGTCTAGCAAGGACGAATTAAAATCCATGTCTGACCAAGCAGTTGAATTAGGTGCTAAAACTAGTCAAAGTGCGCAAGAGGTTGCTTTAGGTATGGAAGAACTTGCATCTTTAGGTTTTAATGCTAAACAAATAATGGGTGCTATGCCTGGGGTGATTAGCGCTGCTGAAGCGAGTGGTGCTGATATGGCAACCACTGCGCAAGTTATGGCGAGTTCTATCAACTCATTCGGATTAGAAGCTAAGGATTCTGGACACGTAGCGGATATCCTGGCTATGAGTGCAAATAAAACTGCTGCTGATATAACTTACATGGGAGATGCTTTAAAGTATGCTGGGACACCAGCTAAATCTTTAGGTGTTTCTATGGAAGATACTTCAGCTGCAATCGGTATTATGAGTAATGCTGGACTTGAAGGTTCTCAAGCTGGTACATCTTTAAGAGCAGCTTTTATTAGATTAGCAAAACCATCTGAAAATTCCCAAAAAGCCATAGATAAACTTGGAATTAGCATGAGTGATTCTAAAGGGAATTTTGTTGGTATGGGTAATTTAATAGGGCAATTTAGAGATGGTCTCAAAGGAATGGGTAAAGAACAAAAATTAGCTGCAATGTCTACTATCGTTGGCACTGAAGCTGCGAGTGGTTTTTTAGCCTTAGTTGAAGCTGGACCCAATAAAATTGATAAATTGAGCAACTCACTTAAAAATTCAGACGGCGCTTCTAAAAAAGCTGCTGATCAGATGAAAGATAATTTGAAAGGGTCACTTGAACAATTAGGTGGAGCATTTGAATCGTTGGGTATCACAATTGGTAATATCATAGCGCCAGCGTTTAGAGGATTAGCTGACGTAATGACAGGTGTTGTTGATAAAATAACAAGCATACCTAAACCATTACAAGTAGCGTTAGTTGTATTTGGTGGAATTGCAGCTGCTATTGGTCCAGTTGTTTTCGGATTAGGAGCGTTTATATCTGTAATGGGTACAGCAATGACCACATTGGCTCCGTTCTTAACTGCTATAAAAGCAGCTAATGGATTATTACCATTACTAACATCAAAGTTCCCTTTACTGGGTTCAGCGATTACATTTATAACAGGACCTATCGGGATAACCATTGCTGCAATAGCTGGTTTGGGAATAGCATTTACCATAGCTTATAAAAAGTCAGAAACATTCCGTAATATTGTTGATAAAGCAATGAATGGTGTTAAAGCTGCGTTTGAGAGAGTAAAAGATGTTGCCAAAGGATTCTTCCAATTGTTTCAAGGTAATGGTACTGAAGGCGTCATATCACTTAGTAAAATATTACCTCCATCAGTTGTAGTAGGATTAACTAAGTTTGCAGATGTTCTCAAAAACGTTTTCACCACAATGAAAAATGTAGTACAAGGTGCAGTAAAAGTTGTGGTAAACGCATTTAACTACGTTAAAAAAGTAGTTTCTGGAGTTATTCAGTTATTTCAAGGTAATGGTACTGAAGGAGTAATAACTTTAAGTAAGTTGTTGCCACCAGGCCTAGTTGTAGGACTTACTCAGTTTGCAGATGGTGTTAAAAAGAATTTCTTTGCGGTAATCAATGCACTAAAATCATTTGCTTTATCTATTGGAAAAACATTATCAACTTTCTGGCAGCAAAATGGTGCGATGATCAAACAAGCACTAGGGAACATTCTCGGATTTGTTAAATCTGTTTTCCTAGGCATATTCAATTTTGTTAAACCAATAGTAGCGGCACTCGGAACTGCAATTAAATTCGTTTTCCAAAAAGTGATTGTCCCAGTAATCACTTTTGCTATGAAATCAATTTGGGCAATCATGAAATTTATTTGGCCAGCGGTAAAATTGTTAGTTGTTTCAACCTGGGAAAATATAAAAAATATAATAAAAGCGGCACTAAATATCATTATGGGCGTTATTAAAGTTTTTGCTGGTCTTTTTACAGGTAATTGGAAGAAAATGTGGGAAGGTATAAAGCAAATTTTTAAAGGTGCATTAACAATTGTATGGAATTTAGTTCAATTATATTTCATCGGGAAGATAATGAAAGTAGCTAAGTTATTCATAGGATTATTTAAGAATGTATTTAAGTCTGGTCTTGGAATTATAAAGAAAACATTCACAACAGTTCTAAATGCTATATGGAGATTTGTTAAAGTAATTTTTAATAAACTACTTGGTTTCTTTAAATTAGCGATTAAAGGTTGGAAAAACATCTTTAGTACAGGTTGGAATTTTATAAGAAATACATTCAAAAATGTTACAACATCAATTTATAATTTTGTACGTAATATTTTTGTGAAATTAAGAAATAACCTTAAAAATACTATGTATAATTTACGCAAAATGTTTTCGACAATATGGTTGAGTATAAAGAAAAATACTACTGGAAATGTTTCGAAAATGTGGAGTAGCATAAAAAATACTTTCACAAAATTATGGGCTGGAACAAAATCTATAATGTCAAAAGTCCGTAATAGTATGAGTTCTATTTGGAAGTCTATAAAATCGAATACGGTAAATATGGCATCTGGATTGTGGAAATCAGTCAAGAAAACTTTTAACAACATGAAAAATGGCCTCAAGACTATAATTGACAAGATTAAAGGTCATATTTCTAGTATGACAGGTGCAGTAAAACGTGGAGTAAATGCACTTTTAAAGGGTGTAAATAAAGTTGGTAAAAATTTAGGTTTACCTAAGATACCTACACTTCATACTGGTACTACAAACACGCAAGAAAACATTGTTAAAAACGGTAAAATAGCTCAAGGAACAATGGCAGTTGTAGGTGATAAAGGTAAAGGCAATGGTAAAGGTGGATTCAGAAATGAAATCATTGAATATCCTAACGGAAAACGTGTTCTTACACCTAATAAAGATACTACTACTTTCTTACCTAAAGGTTCAAAGGTTTATAATGGCGCTCAAACTCAACAAATGTTACCTAAATTTAATTTAGGTACTGATATTTGGGGTAGCGTGAAAGGTGCTGGAGAATGGGCTAAAAATAAAGCATTAGATACTGGTGTCAAGATAGCAAAAACAACAAAAGATATTATGAAAGGTTTAGGGGATGTCATGGATTATGCAAGTAATCCTGGTAAACTATTCTCTAAAATAATGTCTTTAATTGGTTTTGATGGATTCAAAAATATGAAAGGTGGATTCATTGGAGATTTTGCTAGAGGTATATTTGGCAAAATGAAAAAAGCTATTGTTGACATGTTTAAAGGCGGATTTGAAAGCATGATGTCATTCGGCGGTGACAGTGGATATTTAGATATGAGCCATGGTGTTAACTTTGGATTCATGCCTAGTGCGGCGGCAGCTGCTAAGTCTGGTTATCCATTCCCACGAGCTCACATGGGGTTAGATATTGACTATCCACAAGGAACAAAAGTTTACTCAACAACAAAAGGTACAGCAACAGGTAGTATGGGTTGGGGTGGTGGATTTGGTAACCACATGAGTGTTATCGATGGTGCGTTACAAGTTATCTATGGTCATCTACACAAATTAGCGTTTAAAGGAACTAAGGAAGTCAAACCTGGCACTTTCTTAGGTTATTCCGGTGGTAATCCTGCTGTCGACGGTGTCGGTGCTGGTAGTTCGAGTGGAGCTCACTTACATTATGAGATGCGTAAAAACGGTGTAGCATTCGATCCAACTAATTGGATTAAAGAAAACAATGGTGTATTAAAAGGTAAATCAGTCAGCAAGTCAGCAAGTGCATGGGCGACTGAAATCAGAAAAGCTGCTGCCGCTACAAATACGACAATTACATCAGCTGATGTGAGTGCAATTATCGCACAGATTCAGCGTGAGTCTGGCGGTAATGCGGGCGTCACGCAAGGAAATATTGGCGATATTAACAACATCAATGGTACGCCGGCACAAGGTTTACTGCAGTTTGTTCCCTCTACATTCAGAGCGTATGCGTTGAAGGGCCATACTAACATCAAAAGTGGTTACGACCAGTTACTTGCATTCTTTAACAACTCTAACTGGAGACGTGATAACCCTGGTGGACGTTCTGGTTGGGGACCAAGTGGTAGAAGAAGATTTGCGACAGGTGGCTTAATAAATAATGCTGGGTGGTATAACATTGCTGAGGGTGGTTATCCTGAATGGGTAATTCCAACAGATCCAAAAAGACGTAGTGAAGCAATGAGTATGATTGCTATGGCTGCAAATCAAATCCAAGGAAATAAAACGATTGGCAATAAGCGACCTAGTCAATTAGGCACTCTAGGTGGAAATGATGAAGCGATGATTCAGATGTTACAAGCACAACAACAACAGATTGCATTACTAACGCAATTAGTTACTAGTAATCAACAAATTGCAGAAAAAGATTTCCAACCTACTATTAAGAAACAAGATTTCGTTTACGAAGTTAAAGAGGCAGTAAATATAATAAACAGAAATACAGGAAGACATAAACAATTTAAACCAGCTACATTATAGGAGGTTTTTAAAATAGATAATACTACAGTTATTATTAATAATAAAAAACTTCCGTGGCTGATAGTTCAAAGAGGGTTTAAAATACCCTCTTTTAATTTTGCTACAGAAGTTGAAAAAGTACCTGGTAGAGACGGTGCAGTTTTAAAGAACAGAGAGTTAAATCATTATGAATTTGATTTACCTTTATATGCATTAAATGATTCTATTTTTGGAGAGAAAAAGCATGATGAAATTTTAAATGAATTAGTAAGATTATTTGATTATGACAACCCTGTAAAACTTAAGTTATCAAGCAAGAATTGGTACTGGTACGCAATGTTTGATGGTCCGTTTGAAATAGATATGACTAAAGATGGATTTATCGAGTTTACAGTAAAGGTAATTTTATTAGATCCATATAAATATTCTGATACTGAATATACCTCACCAGCCTATCAAGACCAAATAGCAGTTAAAAATGATGGAACAGCTAAGACATATCCAATTATTGAAGCAACTGCAATTAAAGATTCAACCATGTTTATGATTACGAGAGCAGACGAGGATTATTTTCAAGTAGGCGAACCAGAAAGTGCTAATAATGAAACAAAAGATTTAAACCCAATTTTAGTTAAATCAACAGGTAATACATTGAGTGGATGGCAGTATGAGACCCAAGGTAAAATTATTTCAAACAATGAAGGTTCAGCGATGGCAATTGGTGTAGCAGAGTCAAATGGTTATACTATAGGTGCTAAAAGCTTTGGCACAAGAGATAACAAAGGTTGGTACGGACCAGCATTAAGACGTTCTTTATCTCATCCAGTAAATGATTTTACAGTTACAGCAGATATGAAGGTATTTGACCAAGCAAAAGGTACATCAAGTGTTGGTAAAGTAATGACACATTTATATGATGAAATGAATAATGTTGTTTGTACTTTCGGATTATATGATGCAACTGGAAGTAAAAATAATATTAGAGCATGGTTTGGGATATATAACGAGTTTGGAGAACGTTATGAAATATATGATGATGCTGGTAATTATTCATTCGATGATCATTATATATATTTAAGTGTTTCGAGGAAAAATAATGTATGGCGTTTTAAAACTTGGCATTACTATATGGATAAAAGAGGTAAAAGAAGAATAACTTCAAGAATGAATAAAGTTTATAACGATCGTGGCGGTATTTATTCAAAAACTATTGCGCAAGTTGGTTTTCAAATATCAAGACATACTAATTTCGATGTACAGAAAGCTAGAATTAACGAGATTAAACTACAGGAACACTTAGAAGGTAATGAAATACCTTACATCGTTAAAGCAGGTGAAGTTGTTTATATAGATATGGAACAAGAATTTGTAACCATCGACAATGAACCAGCATTACAGCATAAAGCATTTGGTAGTGATTACTTTTATGTTGATAAAGGGATAACTGAATTATTTGTATTGCCTCAAGGTTATTTTGATACAACGGTTACTTGGGTTAATAGATTCTTATAGGGAGGTGATGAATATTTGATACATGTAATTGATTTTGAAGGAAATGTTGTTGATTTCTTTGGAAAGAGAAATGATGCAATTTTGAGTGCGAATTATGAAAGAAAAAATGATGAAGGTACTGAATCAGAAATACTTACATTACTTATATCTACTAAAGCTTCAGAACAAATGCAAGAGTATAGAAGATTATTAATACAAGATGAAACTGAGGCATATAGAGAATTTGTCATTGAACGATGCGAAAAAGAGAACAACGGATATTCAGTGATTGAAGCAACTGCATCATATTTCATTGATATTGCAAAAGCTAGAAGTATTGCAAAAGGTACTCTTGAAAAGATGACGTTAAAAGAAATGGTATACAACGTTTTGCGAGGCACAGGTTGGGAATTAGGAAATGTTGATTGGTCTGGTGTAAAAACTATTTCTTGGGATGCTGAAAGAACACCATATGAATTACTCAAACAAATCTGTACTGCATTTGATGTGGAAATTGATTTCACCTATGAAATGAACGATAAAGGTATAGGCAGAAGATTAGTGCATCTATATAAGAAAAAAGCACTTTTTAAAGGTAAGGAAATCAAAAAGGGTAAGGATTTGTTAAGTCTTAAAAGAATATCAGATGCTACAGAAGTTGTAACAGCAGTAATTGCATTAGGACCAGAAAAAGAAGATGGTAGTAGGCTGAGAATTGAAGTTACAGATGATGATGCACAATCAAATTTCGGCATTGATAAACGTTATATCTGGGGTATATATGAGCCTGAATCAGAAGATGCAACAATGACAAGTGCAAGACTTACATCATTAGCAAAAACGCACTTAAATAAAGTAAGTAAAGTGAATGTGTCATATGAAGTTGATGCGCTAGATATAAGAAAACAGTTTCCTCATGAAGTAACAAGATTCGGTGATATTGCACGTATCAAAGACAGAGACTTCACACCGCCATTATATGCAGAAGCGGAAGTAACAGGAATCGAGCATGATTTAATTTCAGATGAACGCAAGTATACATTTGGTACACCAAAAGAATTTGTAGAAAGCGATTTAAGAAGATACTTCACTGAAAGATTAGCGATGTTACAACAAATGATGAAAGACGATATTTTAAACATAGATCAGATTATGGAGAAAGTCGTTATTACTGTAGATACTAAAATAGAAGAAACAATCACTACTGGGGAAACGCCACCAGAAACACCTGTAACAGGTCAACTTTGGTATGATACATCAAATCCTAATAATGCAGTATTAAGAGAATATCAAAATGGTGAATGGGTCAACAGTACAACTGAAAATCCTGGTGATATCGGGACATTATCAAGAGCGCAAATATTATATAGAGAATTACAACTTAGATATAATGTCACGCTCGAACAGAATAATCTCTTAAATGAGGAATATAATAAAGTGTTAAATGATCAATATTTAACTGATCAATCTGTAAAAGATGCACTTACGCAAGCTTATTTAGATGCACAAACAAAATACAATTCAGCAACAAGTGAGTTTGCTTTAATCAGTGAAGATGCTGCAACTAATTTAAATATACTACCGATTCAAACAGCGGTGATAAGTTACTATACATCAGTTAATGAATTAGCTAAACAATTACAATTAGCGCAAAAATCAATTCAGGATAGATTAGCTTTACTTCAATCACAATACACAGACGAGAGAGTAAAACAGATATTTAGTGAAATTGCTTCGTCTACTGGATTAACATATGATGAAGCAACAAATACATTAACTGGTGCAGTGGGTATTACTGATCAACAAGTAACAGATATTAGTAATAAAGTACAAGAAAATTTAGCTGGTCAATATGTAACAACAACAACATATAGTACTGACCAGCAAGGCATAGTAACGGACTTACAAAATCAACGTACTGAAATGGAACAAATGAGTAATCAAATTAATTTAGAGGTTTCTGATAGTAAGCTTAATACCACTATGAAAACATTAACTGAAGCGGTATCAGCAATACAGTTATTAGCTGACGGTATTAACATGACGAGTGGGGAAGATGGCATAATAACTAGCGTTTCTATTTCGCCAGAAGGATATTTAGTTAAATCGGATAAAATTCAACTTGTTGGAGATGTATACATGCAAGATGGTTTAGTACGTGTATCCGATTTAAAAATTGGTGGAGAAGATAAAACAGGTAGAATTGAAATTAAAAATGCTGCTAATGAAGTATTCTTTGGTCTTGATACTGAACAAGCAGCAGCATCTGAGTTATCTATTGGTACTTTAAGAGTAGAAAAGGTAGTAAACAATGATATTGTTACTCAATCATCTGAAAATATGACTTTCTATGTTTCTAATACAGGAGACAATGAAAATGATGGTTTAACTTTAGATACTGCCTTTGCAACAGTTGAACGAGCATTGCAGGAAATACCGATTGTATATAACGGAGAATGTACAATATATCTAAGAACGTTAGACAGTGCAGAATTAATTGAGGTAAAAGGCTATATGGGAAAAGGTAAAATCATTTTTGCTGGATGTACTTCAACAGGTTCGCCTAGTGTTGGACAAATTAGAAACTCAATAGCTTTTAATTTTGCTGGTAACACTATTGATAATTACATTCAAAATATTTTTATAGAAACTGAAAGAGGAACTACTGGAATTGTTGCCAACGGTGCAAGTGTTAACGCAATTAATGTAAATATTAATGGAGGTGGTGGTGGTGAAAAAGCAGTAGAAATATCACGTAATGCTTACTTTGAATGGCGTACAGGTGAAAGCTCAAATGTTTCAAGAAGTATGACTTGTGCAAGTGGTTCAAATGCATTTCTTAAAGATGTTAATTTATATGCAAATGATTTTGGAATTGTTGCTGCATATGCATCGCAAGTAGAAGCAAATAATGTAAAAATTAAATCAACTACTGCAACGAGCGCATTTGCTGGGTCTTTTATTGGTGGTTCGATAACGAATATGACAACTACATCCACAACACCAGTTGCACCACCACCTACAATTAAGACAGTAACACTTACCAGTAATTCAGCAGGACATTATTATAAAAATTATAATAATTTGGGATGGAATGGTACGTTTATGAAAGGCTATCCTATTCAGGGTACGTGGAATCCTTATGGCGAACGAATGGGGTTTTGGTTCTTTGGTAATCAATTTGACCGATTCATTGGAAAAACTATCAAAAAAGTTAGGGTATATATTGGTCGTTCTTCAACCAATATGCAGGGTTACACAGGTAGTAGAAAAGCAACTTTACGTATGCATGCTTACAGTACTAAACCAAGCACAGCACCAGCAACAAGTAACGCTACTGATTCTAAAGCAATCATGTTAGAAATGGGTGAAAGTAAGTGGGTTGATGTTACATCTATTTTTGGAACGATGATAAATGAATCAAAATGGAAAGGATTTGCTGTAAATACTGATAGTACAAGTGCTTATGAGTATATGGCAATGAAACCAACCTTAAAAGTGGAGGTGACATATGTCGTATAAAGCAGTTCTATATAATGATGAAGATAAAGCAATGATAGTAATTAATGAACTGAATCATTTTACAAGAAAAAATAATGGTGATGGTAGTTTTGACTACAAATTCACACCATATAATGGAGATCCATATATTATTGGTGGTTGTTTTTTAAAACTTGCTATTTTTGATGATGAAGTGCAAATTGAAGAAAATGATATTGTTACAGGTCATTTAACTAAAAAATATGATGAAACACTTTTTATTTTTGTGGATGATCCAAGACTAATTATTGAAACACAACAGGAGTACATTGTTGCATTAGAAGAAAAGTCACTATTATTGCAAAATGAATTAAATAAACTAAGAGGATTAGCATAAGCTAGTCCTTTTTTATTGGAGGAAATTATATGAGTATTGATAAGATTCAAGACTTAACCGTTGATATTATTAAAGATAATAATATAGTTGATACTGCTACTAAACGTACATTCTATTCGCAAGATAAAGAAACAGCAATTATACGTTTTCAAGTACGAGAAAACGGTGAAGAATTTGATTTTTCAGCTATGCAAGGTATTAGTACTACAGTAGCAATTAGAACTGCTGATAGATCACTTTTCACTTTATCTTCAAGCATAGTAGATCCTGCAAAAGGTATAGTTGAAGTTGTAATACCTCAAGATGTACTTTTACATGCTGGTCAAGCTGAAGGTGAATTGTATATTGATAGTGGTACAAAGAGAAATGCTACAGTACAATTCTCATTCAGAATAAAATTATCTTTAATTGATAAAGAAGTCCTCACTACACCTCAAGAAATAGCATCAATCGAAAATATTGCTAGGACAGTAATTGAAGACATGCAAGTAAATAATATTGATCTTAAAAACTATTACACTAAATCTGAATCAGATTTAAAATACGCTTTAAAAGACGAAGTAGTAAATGGAACAACTGATTTAACTGGTTATGATAAGACTTCCACTTTAGATACTAAATACGCACCAATCACACATACTCATGATGAATACTTAACACAAAATGATGTTGATGGATTATATTCTAAAGTTACTCATACGCATACTGCAACAGATGTTGGTACTTACACTAAGTCTGAAATAGACGATAAGATTGCTACAGCACAAACTGGTGGTACAGTTGATATGACAGCTTACTTGAAGTCAGCAGATGCTAGTACTACTTATGCATCTAAGAAGCACACACACGCTATTACAGATGTTACAAATCTTCAATCAGCGTTAGATGGAAAAGCACCAACAAATCATACGCATGTAATCAATGATGTTACAGGATTACAGTCAGCATTAGATGGAAAATTAACTAAATCTACAGCTGATACATTGTACGTGCCTATCGGTTCAACAGGTGGAACTGGTGGAACAACTGTTGTCGATGACAAAAATAAAGTTAATGTAAATACTAAATTCGGTTTTGTCGGTGATGGTGTAACAGATAACTATCAGGCATTCAAAGATATGATCGTGTTTAACAAAACAAATCCAGAAGTAAAACTTGAATTCGACGGACAGTATAATGGTCAACGTGCTAAATACCGTGTTGATAGATATGTAACTATCGGAAATATTGAAGGTAGTTATGCATCAGGTTCACCAACACACATGGTATGGGAAGGTAGAATGGTTCACTTAATTACGAATGGTGCATTATTCATCAATATGCCTATGAATGGATTTACAAAGACTAAAGCATTTACAAGTGGTGGATGGCATTATGCGAAAGAGGAACCAATCACATTATTTAACTTTGAGAAAGTACAGTCAGTTATTGCAGATAATTTATGTATTGATGGCGAAAATACAAAAGTAAAGTTTCAAACAGGATTCACTTCAAAAGAAGGGGAAAATGTTAAATGGTCAGCTGATAATCTACCTTTAGCTGAAGGACGTGGTCACGGTATAATTTTTGGTGGTACTACAAATGTTTCTATACGAAATGTTGTATCTATCAATCAATTAGTTGATGGAATAGCAATGGGGTTTTATGCAGATTACTCTAGGATGGAAGTTACTCAATCATCTAACATTAGTATTATCAATGTTACTACTAATGGTAATGGACGACTTGGTATTTCTGGGTTAGGAGTATGTAATGGTCATATCACTAATTTCATTTCAGAATATAATGGGATGAACAAAAATGCTGATGGTATGTATATTAGTTCTAGTCCTGCGGCAGCATATGACTATGAACCTCATCACAGTCCTATTTCAACAGATAACAACACACCACCGTCTTACACTGTAGAGGACTGGAATGGTAACTTTGTTGTAGAGAATGCAAGATTAAGATATAACTCTGGAACACAGGTAGCATGTACATCAACGTTATTAACTCGTAATGTTGTAATTCAAAGAGCAACAATCAGACCGCCTAAAGGACGTACAGGTGACCATTTATTAATCCAAGCATCATTACAGAACTGTAAATTTATCGACTGTGATATTGACGGTAAATTAGCAGATGGTAAATTATCGCGCGTTGTATTCTACGGTGCTGGATATGTATCAGAATCAACTGGTGTAATCACAGGTCAACCGGCTAATGTATGGAGTGAAGTAGTTGGTGGTCGTTGGGCAAATATAGAACCGTGGGTAAATACAAACGGTAATACAACATACAACGAGATACCAACTGGACAATATGGACTTCATAACATTTCATTTACTGGATTAGTTATGGATAATGTATTGTTCACACTTAGAACTATTAGACGTTTCAACTTCTTAAATGTCGTGATGAACTATCCATCAGATAGTGTAGTGAACAAGTTGATAATCTGGAATGCGAATATGAAAGATGTCGTGATGATCAACAGGAAATCATCTAACATCACTTTAGATTTAGGAAGTGGAGATACACAGTCGAATTTTGAAAACTTAAGATTAACCTCGAATAAATTCGATTTTGCAGCAGGTACTAAGAAGTATAAGACAGCAGTCATCTCGAATGAAGCGATGGACGTCTATGATTATACAAGAGCTATGGAATTTATGTTAGGTAACGGAACTACACCTACAACGCCAGCTGATACTACAGCACCTAATGCCCCAACAGTAAATCCAGTTTACACAGATGCTACGACTATCACAGGTACTGCAGAAGCTAACAGTACGATCACAGTATTATTCAATGGTGGTAACGCCACTACTGCAACAACTAATAGTAGTGGTAACTGGACAGTAACGAAACCAGGCACAGTAACTTTAACTTCTGGCATGAGTATCAACGTAACTGCTAAAGATGCTGCTAATAATACTTCTAATGCAACTACGGTAACTGTTCAAACCGTCCAAACAGGTACGGGTGGAAACTTATGGCCGACAACATCATTTGATTATACCAACAAGACAATTCCTCAATTAGGTGGAAGTGGCAGTAAGTTAGTTGTCAACCCAGTGTTCACTGTATCAAACAATGAGGCTCAAGCTTTAGACATGTCAGGAAGCGGTGATACTATTACTTTTGCTGCTAAAGCAGGCACAAGCAAATACGGAATATTCACTTTAGAACCGAATAAACAGTATACTATTCGAGTTAAGGCTACAGATACAATTGCAAATGCCTCAGATTTAGTAACTATGATTTCGACAACAGGCACTAACTACATCTGGCCAAATCCTAAAGTAGTGGATATCACATTTACAACAGGTAGTGACGGTAAATTTGGTTATGACTTCAATGGTGTGACATATGGTGGAGCAACCTCATCATTTGTGTTCCATAGAGCAAATGGTGGTAAAGACTCAACTACGACATATAAAATCTGGTTAAATCCAGGTGCCACAAGTACGGCGACATGGAGCAGTTAAAAAATATCCAATCTCTAACTTTAATTAGTTAGGGATTTTTATTATAGATAAATTTAATATAGGAGAGTGGACAATGCAATTAGATCAAGGTGATTTAATGTTATGGCTTATAACTGTAGTTGTACCTTTATTATTAACTGTTTTAGGTGTATATCAAAAAACAAGTAGTGATAAACAAAAACATGAAGGCAGAATGGTTTTAATTGAAGCAGAAGTGAAAAGTAATAAAGAAGATATTACAGATTTAAAATCCGATTTTAATTCTTACAAAGCTGAAATATCAGAAGATATCAAAAATATCAGAGAAGATTTGAAGTTGCTACACACATTATCAGCTGAAAACAAACACATTTCACTGACATTAGAAAAAATTGAAAAGAAACTAGAAAATTAAGGACATCTCATTGAGGTGTCTATTTTTTATGGAGGAATTTTATATGAAAAAAATAGATGGATATACATTAGCAAGATTTGTTAATTTAACACTTGCATTAATCAATGCTGCATTAGTTATGTTTGATAAATCTCCTATACCTTACATTGAAGAAGATGTCGAAGAATTTGTGATGTTATTGTGGTTGGTAGTTTCAAGTGGTTTAGCTTACTGGTATAACAATAATCACACTGAAAATGCTCAGAAAGCTCAAGAGTTTAAAAAACAGTTAGATCAAGGTGAAGTAGACTTCAATGGACCTGAAGTTGTTCAAGAAGAATCTGAAATCAATGTCGATAACACAGATAAACCAAATGAAGGTTTAGGAGGTGGTAAGGTTGACTAAGAAAAAAATTGGAGTTTGGAATGGTGTTCCAGTATATACTGATTTTTTACCAATTGGAACAAGACGTACAGGACAAAAATTAGATAGCGGTGAACCTAAATTTGGAGTAATTCATGATACAGGCAATAAAGATACCTCAGCACAAGCAAATGTAAATTACTTTAAAAATACTTATAATATTTCATGGAATCAAGTGGCATCAGCACATATTTTTGTAGATGATGTAGAATGTATTATATGTATACCAGTTACTGAAAAAGGGTGGCATGTTCTATACAATACAACACAAGATAATTATCACTTTGGAGACGATGCTAACGATATAGCATTCGGAATTGAATTTTCATATTTTTCTTCTAAAACACGCAGTTTAAAATCTTTGGATAATGGTTGTAGAGTTTTAGCAGCATTGTGTAATTCGTGGGATATTAATCCTAAGACACACTTACCAGGACATCAAAACATTCAATCAGATAAACAAGATCCAGGTAATTTATTAGAGGCATGTGGTTATAAGAGAAATGATATGAGTGTTATTGATGATTTAATCCATAAATATATGAAAGGTGATGCACCTATTAAAAAGGTTGCACCAACACCAAGTAAAGTTATTACTGTAAATCCTAAAAAAGCAAAATCAATATTAAGTATGTCAGCCAAAGCGTATTATAAAGGTACAATTAAATATAATGCTTCATTAAGAAAGAGAAAAGGTTCTACTTTGAATGATTTCTCTTTTGGGCAAGAGATTGGAATCGTTAAAAAAGGTATAGAAGTTTATATCTTCCAAGAAATTAAGGATGCGCAAGGTAATACTTGGTGTAGAACGTACAGCAATAAAAATAATGGATGGGTGCATAAAGACACAATTAAAGTCACTGAAACATTCATTAAACCAAAGGACAATAAAAAAGTATCTACTATTAAAAAGGCTACAGATGAAAAAACTGAAATTTATACTGTGAAACCTGGTGATTATTTATCAAAAATAGCAAAACAATATAAGGTGACAGTTGATGATCTTAAGAAGTGGAACAAACTCACTTCAGACACAATATTCCCTAAACAGTTATTAAAAGTTGTAAAACCATCAGAAACTAAACCTAAAGTAACTACAAAAAAGAAAACACCTATAAAAAGTATTGCTAAAAATGTTAAAAATACAAAGACAAAAGCACAGGCTATTGCATATGCAAAGAGTCTTGAGGGCAAAGGGCTGGATTTTGATAATTTTGCGGGGTGGCAATGTTTTGACGTTGCTAACTTCTATTGGAATTATATGTTTGGGCACGGTTTAAAAGGACGAGGTGCAAAAGATATCCCAACATGGAATGACTTTACTGGTGAAGCTATTATATATAGGAATACACCCGAGTTTTTAAGTGAACCAGGTGATCTAGTAGTTTGGGGCGGAACATATGGTAATGGATATGGTCATGTAGCAGTTGTGATTGAAGCGGACATAAATAATATTGTAGTACTAGAGCAAAATTGGTTAAATGGCGGTGTGAATAAAACTGAACGTACAACTAAACGCACTCATCCGTATGATACAAACATGTGGTTTATTCGACCAATATTTAAATAAATGATATAATTAAGTACACCATTATAATAGGAAGGAAGTGAAAAAACTTCCACCTTATTAAATAATTCGTGTATGTATTATGAACACACAAGATATAATAACCCTTACTGTCTGATGATGGCAGTAAGGGTTATTTTTTATGGCTAAAAAGCCGAAATATTAATAATTCGTTGATTAAGACGAATGTCGGAACTATATTATTATGCACTCCCAAGTCTCCCTAGACCTCCGACAGTTTATCCACATAGTATGTCATGTTTATTTGATTTTAATAGCCCCTTCCGACAATCTTCCGACAGTTTAGTCGATAATTACCGACAATAACCGATAAAACGGATAATATTGATAATTTCATGTAATTGATACATCAACCCTAAACGTTGACATATCAATGTTTTGAAAATACAATGAAAAATAATCATCGAACACATGTACTTGTACACAAAGTATGCGTGTTTTGTATTATTAATCATCGTATTTTTGAAAAAAGTTTGGTCATAAATATGTCACGAAATCATTTGAAACCTCATAAAAAGTGACAAGTAAACCCCGACCGGTGGTACTAATGTCCCTTTAACTTTTAGTTAGAGGGACTTTTTTTATTTTAGATACCTGAACAATTCCGGATACTTGGAGTATCCGGAATTGTTTAATATAATAGCAACAGACACACATATGAAAGTAGGATAAATATGAGATACAACGAATACAATCAACCAGTAGGAGATTTGATTGAAGATTACTCCCCTGGAATACTTCCTAACATACAATCAATCATAGGAAAGACTGTCACTATAGAAAAAATTAATATTAAGCACTGTGATGATCTATATGAAATATACGGTGCATCATCAGAACCAGAAAATCTTACATATATGCCGATTCAAAGATTTGAGAGTAAATTAGAATTTAAAGATTATTTAATACAGTTAATAGCTTCTGTTGATCCTTACTATTTAACGATTATTGATAATCAAACACAAAAAGCAGTAGGGATATTCTCTCTAATGCGTATAGACAATCTAAATAGAGTCATTGAAATGGGATGGATTGTGTATTCTCCATTATTAAAACGCAGCAGAGAGGCTACAGAAGCGCAATATTTAGTGATGAAGTACGTATTTGAAAACTTGCAGTACCGACGCTATGAATGGAAATGTGATAGCTTAAATGAGGCATCGAATAGATCAGCAAAACGATTAGGCTTTACATATGAAGGTACGTTCCGACAATCTAACGTATATAAAGGACGTAACCGTGATACCAATTGGTTTTCAATTATCGATAAAGAATGGCCAGCCAATAAATTGAGATTAGAGTCGTGGTTAGATGATAGTAACTTTGATAACAATGAAAATCAATTAAATTCATTAAGCGAAATGTAA